TCGAGGCATTAATTGGAAAGGGTGGAATTTACTACTCTTCAAACATTACTGCCGGGACCGGATTAGTAACAGCATACGATCCAAACAGAAAATACTTCGACCTCATAATCCCTGTAGATATCCAGAACGATATAGGAATGGATTCAAGGCAACCAAAACTCTCACCAATCTACGGAGTAGTCTATGAACTAGCCAGATTAAGGATCAAGCAATCCGTTGCAATTTGCACAATGACTTCAATATAAGGTGATCCATACGGCCACCGTGAAATTAAAAAATTTATTATCCCACCTTACCATAGGTGGGAAATATTTCGATGCCTACCCGGATACGCCTGAAAAGGATATCCCGGACCTAGAAACGATCACCTACACAAGGGGCCAGGAGTTTGAACTTCCCAAAGAAGTAGCTCTTTTAATCAAGGCTAGAATGCCAAATGCAATACAGATATTTGAGCCAATTAGCCCACCCAAATTGACAATAAAATCAGAAGAAGAACTGACGGAGCCGGAAGTTAAGCCAAAGCCAAAGCCTCCGGGAAAGAAAAAAGAATAATAGGTGGGATCCTTGGCTGTAACTTCTGACTTAATATCAAGCATTAGCCCCTACACTGTAGGAGCCACAGGAGACATCACCTCCGCCCAATTGAATACACTACTCGCAATTGCGGAAAAGAAAATAAGTAGGGAAAAACCTAGTGACCTCCCTTCAGATGCGGAAGATTATCTCACAGCGCTGATAGTATGCGATTTTATCGAAAGGAAACTTGGCAAATCTGGACTCGCTAGTGAATCAATAGGGGACTACAGCTACAGCAGAGCCACAGGAGAGAAATCAAGCTACCTCCTGGAATACGAGTCAGAACTAGAGCAATACAGCATCGAACAACCTTCAACAGGGATTAGAAGGGCCGATGCCCCAGGAAAAGCCACAATGGATCCTTTCAAATTGGACCAAATCGATCAAGAGATAATCGAGGATGACGATACGCTAGAAGGTGACGAAACATAATGAAATCCCTTCTGATACATAAATGCACAATTAGATCAATTACATTGGGGACCGCCAATTCTTATGGGGAATATACCTCAACATCAAATTCAGATACAACATCGGTCCCCTGTCGTTTTTATATCCCATCTGGCCGAATGAACAGGGCCTCCCAAGCGCAACTGACAACGACAGATTTTAAGATCCTACTCTCAAAAACTGCAACAGTATCAGAAGGAAATCTCATAATCGGAACAACAGGATTCACCGGGACATACACGGTCCGAAAGGTAATTCCAAGATACGATGGAAAACTACTCCATCACTACGAATGCGACATAGAAGGGGAGGAATAGATTGACAAAATCTTCAAAGATAGACGACCAAACGCTGCAACAAATGATCCTGGTACTCCAGGAAACAAATCATAGTTTAATGGCCTTAAAAGACGTACCCCTGATGACTGCAAGACTAGAAGAACGATTTGCAAACATGCAGAAGACGTTCGCAGATAACTGCGATGACAATACAAAAAGAAACGAAAGCATAACCAAAACATTATCTGCACTCTGCAAAAGAGTAGACGATGTAGAGGCCCGGCAAGACAAACTTTCAGGAATTTACGCAGCATTAATTCCAATAACAGGAATACTAGCTTCAGGAGTAACATACCTTTTAACAAAAGCCCTAGATAAATTGGCCCTAATTGCAGTAATACTCGCTTTCGCAGGAGGATTCAGATGACCACATACCTTACCCAAGACGAATTAAAAAAGCGCCTGAACAACGTGCCAAAGAACATGCAGCAAGATGTCCTGGAGGCAATGACCAAAGCCGCAATGAACATAGAAGGGGAGGCAAAGAAATACTGCGCCCCATCAACCACAATCTACGACAGGGCCCCATTTATCACAGGGGCATTGAGAAGATCAATCTCAAGCTACGCCAAGATCCAGGGAAAGAAGATCATCGGAATTGTGGGTGCCGGGGTATTTTACGCTCTATTCGTGCATGAGGGAACTAGCAAGATGGCAGCAAGGCCTTTTTTATTGGATGCTATAAAAAACAAGCGCCCTGAAACTATTAGATTATTAAGCCAGGGCATAGAAAAAGGATTGAAGAGGGCAGAACAATGAACTCCACAATATTTGCCTCAATAAGGACAGCGCTACAAGCGAACACATCACTCACATCTTTAATAACTGACAATACCAGGATATCAGCGCCAAATAGACTAGGCCCTTCCGTTTATCCGTTCATAGGCATCAAAGGGGAAGATGGACTAGGGAAAAAAAGGACCGGATATAAATATTGGAAAGAGCGAGAACAGGAGGGAATTTTAACGGTAGAAATATACGTTAAAACTTCCTGGAAAGATGCAGATGATATCGCTTCACAAGTCGATAAGACTCTGATATCCGATACAGTATCGTCAACTTGGGGGTGGAAAAAAATATCAAGCTCAAATATATGGGAAGATGAAGAAAAAATCTTTAAAAAGACAATAAGATATAATTTTAATTATTTGATAACAGATAGTTAGGAGGAAAGAAAAATGGCAGTATATACCGGAATACACGGAACTCTGACAATCGGAGGAGCTCCTCTCGCATTTGCGGAGTTTTCCGTGAAAACTACAAGAGGCCAGGCTACCCATGCCAGGGCCGGGAAGTATTCGGATTTAAAAAGACCAGGAAAACTTGACGTCACCGGAACAATAAAGAGAATCCAGACCGATGCAACAATGCTCGGAAGATTGCTCACAACTGCAGCAGTTACAGGAACTGCAGGAAATCTCCACGCAGGATTAACAATGGATGGAACAGATCACATGACCGAAATGACATCTACCGATGCACAGGATTCAAGAATAAGATTAACAGTAGCCGGACATGCGATAACAACAGCAGGAACTGCAGTATTAATCGGTACAGATATCAACGGAGCCGCACAAACAGAAACACTCACATTGACCACCCTAGGAGTTGGGGAATACGTTACAAGTACGAAAGTTTATGGTACCTTAACAGCTGTCGCCCTTTTCACCGTGGACAGCGCAGATGATGGAACTCTAGTAGTAGCAAGTATCGCAGGATCCTCAACCTACACAGTAGGGGCCGGAGCAACATTTGATCTGATCGGAACTGTGACAAATGGATCCAACACAATTGCCGTGACCTGCAACAACGCATTTTTAACAGATGGGGAATTCACAATCGGGGATGCAGATACAATTTTATCGGAGCCGTTAAGTTTTACAGTACAGGATCCAGATACAGATTTAATCATATCCGAAACATAGAGGGGATAATCTGACAACAGAAAAAGAGGTCCTCCAAGATCCAGAAATCCAAGAGGGCCTCAAAAAATTTAAGGAACAAGGAGAAGAAAAGAAAAAGGTAGACATGGCCCGATGGGAAAAAGAAATCCAGGGCCTACAAGCAAGGACCGAAATAGAGGAAACTGAAGAAATTGACCTTGGTGACGGAGTAAAGATCGCAGTAAGAACGAATCTGACTCAAGCCGAGGCAGAACTACTAGACGATTATAATGCCGCAATGCAGAAGGCCCAAAAGGAAGGATCCCCTGAACAAGCCAGGAAATATTCCTACAAGCTCTACGCAATGATCACGGCAAATCCACTCATCACGGAAGAATGGTGCGAGAATAACAAAGACAAATACAGCATCTTGGACATGGCCACAATTATAGCCAAATTCACAGAAGTCTCTTCAGAACGAACAAAACGGATAGTGAAGGCCCAATCCTTTCGGAAGTAGCGATGCCGGAGTCAATTATTTCCTTTTCCTTAATTTCCTAGGGATTAATGATCCCAGGGAGTTTGGAAAACTACCAGAGGATATCCAGGCCTTTTTAATTGCAGCATATACGGAATATATAAAAAAGAACAATGTTTAATAAGTCGTGAGGAAAAAATGGCAGATTCATTTGTTGGGAATTTGTTGTATAACATCGTAGCAGAAGATAAAACAGAAGGGGCCACAAAATCGGCAACAGAACGAATCGGAAAGATCGGGATGGCTGCCGGGGCCGCAATGACAGCGATAGGTGGAGCCTTCTCTGCAATTATAGCTAGTTCAAAAGGAATGAATGCCGCCCTTGGGGTAACTGCCATGCAGCTAGGAGTCACCCAGGAAGAATTAAGAAATCTGGCCCTAGAAACAACAAACGTGACTTTCCCTCTCGAAGAAGTACAGAAAACTTTCGATTTATTGACCAGGGCCGGAATGACCTCAACAGAAGAAATCCAAATTGCCGCAAACGCTTTTGATAATCTTGCAGATGCCACCGGATACGAGGCATCACAAATAACAGAAATAATGATCCCTGCATTTAATGCATACGGAATTGAACTCACATCCGCAGGGAATTATACGGACATGCTTACGCATTTAATGCGAAATACCACGATATCAATGGAAGATTTTTCCTCAACAATCAATAGGCTCTCACCGGATATAAGTACAATGGGTCTGACAATGGAACAAACTGTTGCCGTGCTAGAGGCCCTCGCAGATAAAGGAATCCAGGGATCCGCAGCAACAAGAGAATTTAGAACTGCAGTTTCAGCTGCAAAAGGAGATCAAACAGCATTTCTAGCCGCATTAGGATTAACTGCAGATCAGCTAGGGCCTTATAAAGAAAAGTTAGCAAATGCCACAGGAATGACTACAGAATACGCAAATGCGGCAAATGAGCAATATACGATCCTGGATAAATTAAAACAATCATGGTCAGAGATAACATTGAGAGTAGGATCCGCATTAACTCCGCTAGAGGGAGTTTTCGGGGTAATGACGGCTCTTGGCCCAATAATGATGGGAATCGGCCCAATCATGAGCGCCTTTTCAGCCATCCAATCCGGAACCGTAATCCCTACATTAACGGCCCACGCAACTGCAGCATGGGCAGCCATAGCGCCATATTTAATCATCATAGCGCCAATCGCAGCAGTAATAGCAATACTGTTTATTTTAGAAAAGAAGTTTGGCCTTGTAACAAAGATCATAGAAATAGCAACGGTGGCCTTCAAGGGCATAGCCGAATTTATTAAAGGAGTATTAGAAAAGGCCCTAGAAGGATTGAGGAAAGCCGTGGACTTCGTTGCAGATCGTATAACTTTATTTCTAGGGCCAATCGGCCTAGTTATCGAAGTATTCAAGAATTGGGATAAAATAGTCGGGATAGTTAGAGAAGTACTGCATAAAGTCCTTGCTTTATTATCCGCTTTTACAGATAAAATGAAGGATGCAGGAAAGAACATAATCCAGGGATTAATAGACGGTATCAAATTAATGATCAATAAGCCATACGATTTAATTTATACGGCATTGCAGAAGATCCGAAGATTACTGCCTTTTAGCCCGGCCAAAGAGGGGCCTTTAAGCAAACCTGTTTCATGGAAATCATACCTGGTGGATCCATTAGAGAATCTAGAGCCAACTTTAAAGAGCAATCTTGAGAAGGGCCTTACCGTAACGGCATCGGCCCCAGGAGGATCCGGTGGAGTTTCCGCAAATACTGCAACTTATAACATAGGGCCAAACTACCTTTCGAAGGATTATCCCTTCGAGGCCCTAATGAAGGATATCGAATCATACGAGCAAAGGAAACAGATTCAAAGGGGTGTGAGAGCCGTATGACCGTAGTATTCAATTCAGTAACATTGCCGAATCCTTCGCCCTTCGATGTAGAATGGTCTGTTTTAATAAACGAATCTGTTTTATTAACAGGAAAACGCAGCGTACAAGCATCTTCAGAATCGGCCATAAGAGTCACGTTCAAATGCTTTCCAGCAACTGCCTCTGACGTTTCCACAATGAAAGGAAAAATCGGAACTTCAGGAACATTGACAATAGACGGAACTTCATACACAAAATGCTATATTTCGACCTTTTCATATTATGAAACAATGCCTGGGCAATACACCTACACGGTGGGATTTATCCAGGATACAACTTAATAGGAGGAAAAAAGATGGGATTTGAAGTAGCGGCTGTTGTAAGGGATTACAACGGAGCCGTGATAAAAAGAAACGAAAAAAACGAGATTATTGAATACAAGATCGATGAGCTCTCCGAGATCCATAAGAAGAAAAACATTGAGAAATTCGGGAAACTAGACAAAAATGGAAATCTGGTCGGATGTAAGGTGTTATCTGACGGAAAGATCAAGAAGAGCGAGATAAACAAAATGGAAGAAGAGATCAAAAATCAGATAAAAGAATCAAACAGGAGGTATGAAAAATGGCAACAGGAACAGTAGTCACAAATGCCGGATTAGCCGAATTGGCAAAATTAGCATGTGGAGACACTGCGGATGCATTTACATACGTTGCTTTAGGAACTGGTGGAACAACACCTGCCGCTACAGATACTGCTTTAGAATCTGAAATCACGACAAACGGAGGAGAGCGAGTAGTCGCTGACACACACGCATACGAGGCAGATTATAAGGCCAAATTTGTAGAGGAATTTACCTTTTCCGGCTCACTAGCTATACTAGAATGCGGAATACTGAATGCTGCCTCTTCAGGGGACCTTTTAATGCGTCACGTTTTCGCATCCACAATAAACGTAGTTTCAACAGACACCTTGACCTTAACAATAACTGTAACATTCAGCGATACAACAGCTTAAAGATGTAGAGAACGTTTTTATTTTACGTTTTCTATATCTTAAAATTTAAGGAGGGATTCGCATAGCAGGTGAGAAATACGCTGCAATATGGTTCGGGGCAAAAGACGAAAATCAAACGGCCACAAATAAACCAGAAAAGCTACTCTACGGAACAAATCATAAGAGGGATGTTCTGGCCTTCGATAAGACAACGGCAGAAACAGCAGTTTGGGATTGCTTTAAGATGCCATCGTTTTTCGATGCCTCAAAGGATATCACTTTTACAATCGTGAATAGAACATCAGCCACATCAGGAACAATCTGTTGGGAAATATCTTTTGTGGGTACAGGGGATTCAGAAGATGAAGATCCTGCAGACAGCTTTGTTGCACATACTGCCGAGAATGTAGACGGAACTGCAAACGATTATACCTACTCCGTTTTAACAATAGCAGCAGCAAGTCATGCAATCGCTGCAGGGGATATGTGCTGTTTAAAATTGAGACGTAAAGTTGACTCAGATGATTGTGATGCTGATGTACACGTAGAAGGGGTAGAACTACGAATAGAATGCACATCATAAAGGAGGGAGTATTATAGATAAAGTAGAGATAATTGAAAAAAGAGTAGAAGGAAACAATATAATTTTTACTGCATACTATTACCCTGATGAGAAAGATGCCAACACGAAAATAAGATTCGAACAAAGACAAGCTTCTGATTTTTTAATGACCACAGATGGCCGAAAGGATACAATGGCCAAATTATTAGATAGTGGAAGAAACAGATGGAATGTTAATCAAATAGCCACCGATAAAACTGGTGCTTATGACTTGCCAACAACTTTTAATCCAACTGACACCATTAAAACTCCGGTAGAAACAACACCAACTGCACAGGAAATATTCGAGACCGCCGTAATGGAGCTAGAATCAAAAAAGAGATACTTGGATTTAGGTTTAATAACTGCTGAAGAATATAATATTGAACTAGCAAAAGTAAAACTGCTAATGCCTAAACCTTCAATAGAAAAATAGTCGGAGGTAGGCTAATTGGCTATAACCGGACAGGCAAAAAGACGAAGAATAGTAATTAACGCTGATGCTTACATTAGCGGTGCTACTTCTAACTTTCCGGTTTTAGTAAAATTTAATTCTACTTCTCACCCTGATTTATTTGCAACTGGTGACGACAAGGACAGCGTCTGGTTTTCTTCTGATGCTTCCGGTCAAACTACGCTTTATCATGAAGGGGTGGTCTTTTCTGCGACAGACGCCATCTTTTATGTAAGGGTTGATTTATCCTCAACTGCCGACACCGTTATTTATTTTTGGTATGGAACTCCAAGTATAACAGGAACTGAAAGTATAAACAACACTTGGTATGCCGGGTACAGCATCCACCACTTCCAGGATACGCTTGCAAGCAGCATTTCCGGCGGGTACTCCTTCTCCATGGCCGGAAGCCTTTCGTACTCTTCAAACGGCGTAAGCGGGAAGGCGCTTACCGGATGGAGCTCTTCAAACTACCTGACCGCATCAAGCTGCGGGACGATATTCAACAAGTCCTACTTCACAAGCAAGGACAACTCCGTAATTGTGATGGCAAAAAGTGCAGCAAGCGGTGTAACATTCTATGGCGGGAACACATCAGGGAACGGCAGGGGTCCCAAGATGTATTCCCGCGGTGCCACTTCTCTCTACTGCCTATCAGACTATTACTACGCCGCCGTAAATCCGGGAGAGCAGAGCACCACGGACTGGGTCTTGGCCATGAACGCTCTTGACGGAGCGACCGTTAGGGCTTACATCTATGATGCGGTAACTGGGTACAAAACAGCATCAACTACAACTAAGACTTACTACTCCCATTCGGACAGGGGGATAATAGTAGGGAGGTGCCACGCCCCATCCAATCTGGGAAGTTCAGACCTGATAGATTTCATCTGGGTATTTACTGAAGATAAATCGGCAGATTACTTCAAGGCCGTTTACAACAATCACATCAACTATTCAACCTTCATCACAATAGACGGTTCGGTGAGTATCGGAAGCTCACCGAAGATGGTTGTTCCGGTCTGGCCCACGACTACGCAAGAGGATTACTCTGAAAGTGTTTCATGCGGTATCGGAGTTTCTGCAGCAGTAGCAAAACAAACAGATTACCACCGGGCCGTCACATGCGGAATCGGAGTCGGCATAAGTACAGATGCCGCAAATGTCGAAGTTATAGAAGTCGGGGTGGGTATAAGCGCAGCAGTTACTACTCAAGCGAATTATTCCCGGACTGTTAATTGCGGCATAGGTGTAGCAGCCGCAGTAGGCAGAGTACAAGAATTAACTCAAGCGATATCCTGCGGAGTCGGAGTAGCTGCAAGTGTAAGCAAACAAGCCAATTTCCATAGAAGTGTTTCATGCGGAATTGGAGTAGCCATCGGAACTCAAAAAGAGATCGGAAAAACAATAAGCTGCGGAATTGGAGTCTCCGCCACAGTTACCTACCAGGTCTATACGGATCAGGATAATTTCAATATTGAAAAGATCACAGTTTCCAAGAATATCCAAGATGCGATGTGGCAATCAACAATCCAGATAGACGGAACAACGGTCCCTCCATATTACCGCCATTTAAGGCTCTATATGAAAGATCATACAGATACGGATCAATTGGTCTTTGTAGGATTTTTACCAAGCGCTGACTATACCCTGGTCGCAGCAGGAAACAAGACGACAATGACAGCCTACGACTACGGATGGTATTTGTCCTCTCAATATGTGCCAAATAGCTTGAGAATCACCGATGAAGATACCAATCCTGCAGATACGATAAAAGCGATCCTCGGAGGATCCACTTGGGAAAAGGAAACAGGGATAGAGCCATATAAAATAGATGACGTCTCCGGATGGGGAACTACGGTCACCAAGAAGTCCTTCGTTTTCGATAAAAAAACTACCAAGAAACAGGCCATCGATGAGATTTGCAGCCATTGCAACTTTATATTCGTTTTAAAATGGAGGATAACTTCGGGAGGTCATAGTCGGCCCTGCGCTTATTTCATTAACGAGGATGACATAGATACAGACCTGGACCTACCAAGCAAGGCCACATTCGCATCTGGCAACGCATATTTACTAGGCAACGTAAAAGTAGAAGATCGGCAGAACGAAAAGATCAATAGAGTCCGTGTAGCCGGAGCCAATCCAATCACAGGGGATTGGTACGAGGCAGTAGTCGAAAGTGTAGGAGTCACAAGCGGTGACGAGATCCCAATCGAATACTACTTCGAGAGCTCAAGCCTGGATACCCAGGAAAAAGTAGACGACAAGGCCCAGGCATTATTCGACTTTTTCAATACCGTAGCCAAAACATACACGGCCACGCTGCTCAACAGAACGGACCTGCGATTATATCAGAAGATCCAATTCACAGGGTACTCCAAGATAGATTCTGACGAAATGAGGATAATCGGAATCTCCTACGCTGACCTGGGAACTCATAGAGAAGTCACCGTGCAATTTACATCTGACCAATCCCTTTCCGATTTAAAGGCCCTAAACAGGTCCATGGGAGGGGATATTTATAACAATACCACAAACATCTTGAATCATTACTTTATAGATTTGACAAAGATTGCTGTGGGAACAATCACGGCCATAGACGGAAACACGGCCACCGTAGAACTCGAAGATGGCTCTGGATTCGTAAAGGCCCGATTGATCAATCAGAATGAATGAGGGATAAAATGGCTCATGAAGGATCCACCGGATTATTATTTCCGATAAAACAAATGAAAGGAAATGTCGTCTTCTTGGAAAGCTCAAAAGTAGTCGTAGGGGATACCGATGCATTAATCCCGATCATGCTCGATCCAAATAATCAAATAAGTTTTAAATCAGGCCATTGCAGGGTAGGGGATCAAGTCGTGGTCCTCCCGGCATGGGGCAGAAAAGACAATTTTATAGCAATCAAGGGATGGGGAGCTTACGAGGTAACAAATGAAGGAACGTTATATTTTAATAAGTTGGATTGGATTTATGAGGGATATCCGGCACGTTGCACTACATACGATGATGGCTACATCTGGAAAGAACGATTTGAATGGACAACTATACCAAACGTGCCTTACGGGTATCCAGATTATTACGATTTAAGAGTTATGAGAAAAGGATTAAATGGCCATCCAGATGTACATATAACTAATTATCCTCAAAATTGTAGTGATGGAACATCGGTCTATTATGGTGATTTAAATGTTTTATATTCTATTGCTGATCCTTATATTGCAGAGGGATTCCATTTACCTTATGGTGCGGATTATAAACACTATTATTACACCGCATTTCCAAGCAGGGATGGGATTTGTGGAACAATAGAATTAGGTTCGACTTGGTACGATGACGCATTTTGCCCATCTTATGTTGAACCACCAGAAGTAGACGAACTTGAAGTTACGCAAGATGTGGATGGAAATGGGAATATTCTTAATCAAGTTACTGTGGATTGGCCAGAAGGGGAAGCAAGTGATTTAGTTTTAATCCGATTTTATAAAACAAATAATCCACAATATATCCCATATATTGTTCCAGAACCTCTTGATTTGGCCGAAGGAATTATCCCCGGTCATGGAGACTTATTATATTTTGGATTAAGAAACATGAGGCCGATAACCCATACTGGATTGGACATTAACGAGTATTATTCTTACACTATTTGGAACGTTGAAACAAGATTAAATGAAGATAATGATGAAATTTATGTTTTTAATAAATATACTGGGGATGGCTACCATCCTTATTGCTACCCAATCACAGAATCAATTAGTAAAACTATTTTTATTGAACCAAATCCAGTACAGACTTGTGTGTGGAATTGGTCTGGGTGGGCATTCACAAGGAGTACAAATACAACAGGAGGTACACAAACAATAGTTACAGATGTAATGCCGACTTTCTGTTTATCTGCCGAGACGGGATTTTTCGGATATTCTGTTAGCGGACAGCTCGGTGGTGTATATGCATGGGCAAAGGTAACCACAACTCTCACAGGGAGCATCTCTAAAATAAACTTATGGGTGGGATGTTCTGGCTCTACTATATTAAGTTCGGGGGGTGTAAGAATATTTGTCAACGGTGTTGAAAAATGGGGGGCGAGAGAAGATCAATTTACGATTACAGGTTCAATAGGGTGGCTTGAAGCGACAATCTTATTGGATCCTGAAGTTGTGGATCCTATTGTAGTTATTGAAAGGTATCACAACTCGACACATACAGGAAGTTTTAACGCATACGTTTCAAGTTTATATATTGAATAGCAAATGTTATAAACTTCCTTTTTCTAAAATATATGAGGATTAATTGAAGTAATCCTTTTTCGTGCCCATAATCTCCAGGGGCCTAGACTACCGCCTGGGCCCCACAAGAATGGCAATAGTATTCCAAAAAGACATACCATATAAAATCCCAGGGCCCGAACTTCCAATCGGGCCCACAATCAAGATCCAGAGAGTCTCCCTCTCACTACAAAAAAAGGGAGTTTCTTTTTTTATAATTCAAAGGCCCAGGAAACAAGGGATCCTGGCCCTAAAAATAAGGCCAACGAAAAAATAGAAAAATAGCCCTTATATAAATCCCCGACTTGTTTCTTTAATGTTTCTTGTTATTTTTTCTTATAATCTAAAATAAAAAAAAGCTGCCTGAAAGCCGTTTTATCTTGCCAATCGTGGGAGTCGAATACAACATGGTTTCTTAAAAGTAGTTGGCCTTATTTCTATGATTAATTAATGTTTCAATCCGTCTGGCCCTATAATTCCAATGCCCCTAGAATGGATATTTGAATCGATTAGGGTACATTACTCCAGGATAAAAAGCGATTCTTGCAGTTTCATAGGATCCTAAAAATTCCTATAAATTAGAGTGTATTTTTTTCCATTGCTAATTTTAAGGCCAAATATAAAATGTTGGCTGTTAAATCCTTCTGGCCCTAAATGGAATTTCGCTTAACTGAATAGCTGTTACCAAATGTTATATTTAATCACATCTACAAAGAGGTATAAAAAATCAAATCCTACAAATTTTAATTTTAATTGTTAAATAAAAAATATTGTTTCTTTCCATTGTTTTTTTATTGTGTTAATTGAATACTGACTTTTATTTTTTATAATCTTTTTACTTAATTAGTTACCTATTTTTAGATTATACCAATTAGTAATATATTAATGGTAATACCCTACTACTATACAAATTGAAAGCGCTTAAATTTCTTATGTAAATCGCTTAACAATTATAAAAGTATTAAAAGATATCCGGGATTTTTTTAATAACTTTTGGGAGTCTTAAAGGATCCTTTAATATAATATTTATGTCGTATAATAGAGATTATATGCAATTGTATCGGTGTTTGCATCGGTGTAGAGATAAGGATAAAAATAAGGCCTTCCAATCCAGAATATTTTAAGATGACGATGGAAAGAATAAAAGAAATAGAAAATCAAAAAAAATTATAAAATGAGCTCTTTTTCAAGGGGTGGGAACTCCAGGTCTCTTGGAACTCCAAGTTTCCAAAGGGCCCACTCGTATTTGCACTTGGGGCAGGTCACATAGAGCCAGAATTTAACAGTCATGTCGCCCCAGGTAATCGGCCATCCATCAGCATGACGGTAGCCTCGTAAGTTAAGATTCTGAAGGCCCACAAATCCACAGGAACAAACGGTCCGGGTAATCCGAGCCTTATAGAAGTCGGAAAATGGTCGGGGTATCAAAGTCTCACTCATTTAAGACGGCCCCCATAGCATAGACTTCAATCCTGACAGGCTGATTCAATAGCCCATAAGTTTCGACATCCCTCTTTTTCAGGATAACGCAGAAGGAATTCCCATGCGGCTTGACCTCCGCAGTTTCCACGATGATAGGCTTTTTTAGGGCCGCCAATTCACGCTTTAATGCGGCAATCTGACAAAGGGCCTCCTCATGAGAGGCCCTCAAATCGTCACGGTCCATTTTATCCAGGGCCGAAACTTCACGGTCTAAATTGCTCATTGCGCTCATTCTTTCGCCTCCAAGTCGCATCCAAGATAAGCGTAGCCAGAAATAATTATCTTGCAGCCATCCTTGTGCATCTGGACCTGCCGAATATTTAGGTCCTTTAATTTTAAGGCCAGGGAAAGCTGCTGAAAAGGAATATTAAATCCTACAACGGGGCAATGTAGCTCGAAATGAAGATACACCCTGTTTGGCCTGTCTGTCCATCCTTCCTTTGCACAAGTAAATAATATCTGCGCACAGCCGATTGAATCCATCATGGAAATCAAGGAACTGTAACCTAGCGGTACAGGTCCGCCACCTTCAACTGCGGCCATTTCCAATTCACGGATCCTTCTGACTCCGGCCCTGCCAATCAAGACTTCCTGCGATCCCCAATTTATTGTAGGGGAAAAAGAAGAGTAGGTCATTTAAAATCCTCCTACCAATTTTTTCTGGTTTTCGTATCCATTCGGTCTGTGACCAAAGTTACAGGTCTTGACATGGGAATCGTATTCTGCCTGGTGCGGAATATTCCTTCCGCAGTAAGGACATTGCATTTTTTTTATGTTTTTTTCCATATTATCACCAATACTACGTAGTAATACACCATATATAAGCCTTGTGGTATATACCCCAATATGTATAGAAAAATATATAAACACATACCTGTTATGTATCTTGCCCGAATAGGGCCAACAACACAGAAGGGATAAACATGCAAAAACAAAACAAAGGCAGAATGGCTCCTTCCATTGCGAAGAGAGCGAAACTTTTTTTAGAGAAGGAAAAAGGCCTTGGGATAACAAGGCCCACAATAGAAGATATTAAGATCCAGGAGGAAAAACTCCAGGAGGGGATTTTATAGCCTCCTCGCCTCAAAAGGATGCAAAGATGTCCGATGAGAATTGGAAAGTCCTGCTAGAGAAATACAAAGACGAAAAGACTCTCGTGGCCGCCATAAGCGCAAAGGCTGAAGAAAAGGCCTGTAGCTTCCCAGGGGCCGCAGAATTGATCCTGCATGACCTAATGCCCAAGGAAGAAAAAGCCGTAGCCGTCAAGACAGAATTCGTCTCAAGCCAGAGAATCGAACACCCAATTGCCCCGGTGCCAATAGCATCGCAGAATCTGGTCATGCCTGTAGCGCCCCTAGCAGATATCGTTGCAGCCGTGGACCTTTATACTGAAACAATGGACCGAATCGGAAACGCAAACGACTACCAAAAGATCGGGGACAAGGCCTTTCCGAAAAAGAGTTTGGTCCGGAAACTAGCCGTGGCATTTAATCTCACAGAACAAATCCTGTGGATAGAGGAAGAAAAAGACACAGAAGGAAAGATCATTACAGCCAAAGCAATGGCCAGAATAACGGCGCCAAACGGAAAGGTAGTCGAGGAACTCGGAGTCTGCAGCATCCACGACAAGAAAAGTGGCCGAGGAGGATTCAACAACGCAGAACATGATGTGAGGGCAACAGCCGTCACCAGGGCCAAGAACAGGGCCATTCTCAACATGGTCGGAAAAGGATCCGTCAGCGCAGAAGAACTAGAGGGATAAAATGCAAACTGACGAAGAAGGGGCCGAAAACCAACTTATACTAGAAGTTAAAAAGGCAATGGCAAAAATGCCCGATGCAGGATCCGCAGCAATAGCAAAACACCTGAATCTCGATCAGCTAGATGTCGAAATGGCAATGAGTAGCATCTACGAAGAAATGGAAATAGCAAACATAGCCGAGGCAACAAAGACGGAAGAAGATCCGAAGATTAAGAAAAATGTGCTTCGGGGTATTGAAGGCCCTGACGGTGGCCCAATCTCAACACCCGTGAAGAAGGATCCAAAAGAAGAAGAAAAGAAGATCACGCAAAGCGCTGCAAAATTCCTGATGGAATACGGCAAGGCAAAAAGGCCGTCTACAGCATCAAAAGACGGCCCACCGGATCCTGAAGGATGGCTCAAAGAGAAGATCCAGAACGAAAAGGACAAAGTCGGAGGACTACTCTCTGATGAAGGGGCCCTCTTAATACTCGCAGGGGCAAGAGGATGGAAGGGCCTGGAACTCAAATTCAAGGAAGATGAACTGACACCGCTAGATGAAGAAGGCCTCGATGAAGAATTCAAGATGAGCGACAAAGGCTACATCAACATCGTGACCATCGTCAAAGACGTAGGGCCAGTTTTAAGGCCAGGCAATCCAGAATTCGAAAAGGCTCAATGCGCTGTAAAGGTGACCGATGGAAGGAATTTTAAGATAATCACTTTCAAAGATCACCTTGGCAAAGACGGAGCCTCCGGGAACTTTTTATGCAGCCTGATGCAGCAAATCTGGCCAGGAGTCAAGGACAAAAAAATCTCGGTCAGGGTGAAAGGATTCCAACCCCAGGGGAAAAGGGAAATCTACCTGGGGACTACGCTCTACTCAAAGTTTAAAGTCTTGGATTAAATTTTAATTTTTTATTTTTTTAAACGGAGGAATAAAATGCCAGAAGAAGAAAAATGGGTAACCTATACTTTTACAATAGATGATGCCCCAATGCCCATCGAAGGATCCGATTTAATCAAAAGAGAAGTTTTAATCAATCGTAATGTATTTGCTTCGAATAAAGAACCCAAAGGGGAAACCCCCATTTTAACAGTAAGCATAGACTTAACAAAGCAACATGAAAAGATATCCTCGTGGCCCTGGATTAAAAACGTTTTTAAGAATTGGTCCATAGATGCATGGCTAGAGAAACACCGGGAATCAATATTCAGTATAACTCTGGATATCCATAAAAACGATTTTTACCTAGCGATTGAGATCCTACGATTTAATTTTATTTTAAGATATTTTAGATCAATAAATGAGCCGGATTCAAATGAGAAAAGCGATCCGAAAGATGATCCGAAGATATAACAAAGAGGAAAAGAGGAAATTCAATCCTGGGACAACTGATCCTTGGATTATTTTTTTATTTAGGGTAGGGTAATCGACTCATAAAGCACTTTTTAGAAAAAATGGCTATAATCCATAGTTAAAACTCCCAGGAACTCAAATATCTTAAAGCTATTTTTAGGGCCAAAGGTTATCTTCAAAGGCAAAAAAACGTCAAAATCGACATGTGGAAATATCGGTTAAAAAAAAGGCCCATTTTTAGGGCCAAATTCCAGGAGGATGATTAAATGTTGAAGGAGGGCCGGGTGATAATATGGCATCTGCAAGATATCCAGAAGATCGGCCCTCCCCGGTGGTGCTTTATGGATGATGACAAAAAGCTCCATTTCAGAATAAGACTTTTCAGTATATAAATATAGCTACAGAAACGCATATATATCCCAATATGTATTATTTGATACCCTAATGAGGGAGGAGTAGTGAGTAAAAATGGCCGATGACGAAATAAAATTCACGGCAACGGTAACAAGAACGCCATCAGGACTTCACATCAACATACCAAAAAGCGTAGAGTCTTTTCTAGAAGTATCAGAACGATTCAACAAGATAAACTACAACATTACGATGGCCAAACAGGAGGGATAGGCTAGATGGATGATGACGAAAAGAAATGCCCAAACTGCCACAGCAATCAATACGTAAGCCGAGCCGACTTTCCCGACTGCATAGTCGGTGGGAAACTTCAGCGAATATACCGATGCCACAAATGCAAGAAGGACTTCAGCGAGGGAATTGAATGAAAGATCCAGAATTTATTAATCATACCCCTACAGAAGAATGGCATATGCTCAAAGATATACTTGGGCAAAGGGAAAGAGGAACTGCACTATTTACACCGTTTGAAATAGGCTACGAATGCCCGGTCTGCGGTGCTTCCGATGAAGTTACTCTGACCTGGTCGGAATTTAACGGAATGCTCTGGTGCCACAACTGCAAACAGGACTGGCCCTCATGCATCTGCAAAAGATACTTCGAGCCAAGACTCTCTGGAAGGAAACTGACCAAGCAACAAAGGGCAATGGAAAACAAAAGAGTCTTCGTGGCAACAATCCGGGATTTTAAGAAACTGTTTGAAGGGGAGCCTGAAAGAATCCAAGAAATAGCGCCAAGGAAAGGCAAACTAGGATTGGAGGCCTTTTTATGAAAATACCAATAATACCAACAATACCAAGATACTACTTGTGTGTATGTATATATTATATATTATATTATAGTAGACACACACACATAGAGACACATGGTAAAGTTGGTAAAGTTGGTATTTTGGAAGGATAAATATGGATAAAGAGATACTAAACTACATCAAAGAGGGAATCGACACCCGGCCAAAGCTGCTAGAATACTTCCCAAGCTCAACGCTGATATTTCACATAAACAATCTGAAGGCAAAAGGATATCTCACAAAACAAACAAATAACAAGTCAGCAAAGTACATAATCACGAATGACGGAATCAAATACCTCAAGACGATTAAAATATTCTCACCGGAAAAAAAGGTAGATCCGAAAGAAACAATCGACCTGCTCCAAGAAGAATTCAAGAAACAGATAATCTTCCCCGATGATACGGTCCGGGACATTTTTATGACGATACCCTTCTGCCAGGGAAAGTACGGCAGAAACACTATAGGCCTACTAGCGAATATAATCGGTGACTACGGCAGGGGAAAGACAATAATCGCAAACATGTACAAAGAGATAATCCCTGACGGAAGATTCGGATACGTGGACTGCAGGGACATCTACGGTGGCGGGGGAATTGAGAACACCTTCAAGAAGATAACAACAACGAATCCGCACATCTTCGTAGTGGATGAGTTCGGAAATCTTCGAGGGGTAAAATTGAGAGCGCTCTTAAAATATATCGAACAGAACGAATACCCGGTGATACTTTTAGGCAATCCAAGCGGAATAAAAGCAGACTGGCAAAAAGACACCTTCGTAGGATGGATGGAAACAGCGCTGAAAGACGACACGCAAACGGCCCATAGCTTCTTGAACAGGATACACATCTTCGGGTACATGCCGCCGCTCAAAGCAACAGAGCGAAAGAAACTCGCCAGGATAATATTCGATGAGGATACTGCAGATTTAACTGATGTGGGAATATTCCTGCAGCAGCAGAGAAGAAAAAGAATAAAGCCATCAAAAGAAGGATGGACCACTCTCGACTCAATCCTTGACAAAGTATCCGACCAGATTACAAGCGATAAGGACTTGACGGTAGACAGGGTAATAGAAACGAATCTGCACGGAAGAATGAGCGTAGAGCGCACAAGGGAAAATTTAAACTTGGAATGGTTCTTCGGAGGGAAATCCGGGACCAGATTCCAGATGGCTCTTATATCCCTAGCAAGGGGAAGAGCGGCAATCGAAAACTCCGATGTGATACTACCGGAGCACTTCGAAAAGGCATTTGACATGAAATGCCACTTTTTAAAACAAATTTATAAAATAGACATGAGAAAAAAGGTGGGACTATAATGGATGAAGTAAAAGCCATGTTAATCTCGCTGCACAACGTGAGAGCGAGAAAAGAAAAAGAACAGGCCAAATATCTGGAATTAAAAAGAAAATTTGAAGAACAGAACAGGACCTTGATAGAGCTTTTAGATAGCGACATCAAACAAGAGGAATACCTGAAGGCCATGATCAGGGAAGTAGTCGGAGGGCAGTACGCCCAGGACCATGAGAAGAAAAGGAAATATGGAATCACAATAAGGGTAGAGCGGACCTTTTTTTACGATCCGAAAGAGGCCTTCGAATGGGCCAAAGAACACAAGGTCGCCCTGCAGCTAGACGAAAAGAAATTCAAGGATGCCATAAAATCGGGCATTGTACCTGAAGAAATCGCCAAAATCGGGGAGGTCCCGAAAGTGTTAATTCCAACTGACGTGGCCAAGCATATTGACATACCCGATGTGATAAATGATGGCCAGGACATAGCCCAATGGCAAGGCCCAAGTTTTTTAATCAATAATCGCAAGGTGGCCCCTTAACATGAAATGTCCAATCTGCGGAAACGAAACGATCCGAGGCAATGAGAAATGCACGGACTGCTATATGAACAACAGGACTCTGAAAGACGTGGGCCAGAAAAGCCTGGATCCTCCGGAAGAAGTCAAGATACTATTCGATCCTAAATTTAAGGCCAAAATGCTAGACGGAACAAAGAATGTCACAACACGCCAGGAAATAAAGGGAATGCCAGATACGATTTTTAGGGCCTTCGATGCAACATTCATGATCATAGGGATAAAACAAGCGCCCCTGACGTGGATAATCCAGAACATGTGGAAGTCGGAAGGATTTGATTCAGAAGAAGAATGCCGGAACTATTTAACAAAGCGCTATAATACCTACGGCAAATTCTGGCTGCATTTTTTTAAAAGAATAGATGGAGGGATTTAATGGA